TGTACTGTGTGTATTTAGGTAAAGCTGTTCAAACTGTAAATCCACCAAACGCTAGTGTTGGTGCATCACAAATAGTTGATGCAAGTATTACATCTGGAAAATTGTTTTCTGGTTTTAAAAATGGAATTACAGAAGCAGATATGTGGAGATTAAATGCTGGTTTAGAAGGCGACCAAAATCCAATAGCTTCAAATTTAGAAAGAGTTGATACAGATGGTTTTTCTGTACTTGGAACTGGTATGACACATTCAAGTGGAATATTTACTTTTCCATCAACTGGCTATTGGGATATTAGAGCAAATTTTCAATTTAGTTCTGGTGGAACTGATAATCAAAAAACTGGATATATAGTAACAACAACTGATAATTCTTCATATTCTGATGCTTCTCATTGTGTTGCTAATTTTTATTCTGGTGGAACTCTTGCATCTGTAAATACTAATTTTATTTTTGATTGCACAGATACATCAACTCACAAAGTAAGATTTAGAGTTGCAACAACTGGTGGAAGTGGAAATACTTTAGGTTCAGATACTAATGCTAATTTTACATTTTTCACATTTATAAGATTAGGAGACACATAAGATGGCAATATCAAAAATACCTAGTGCTGGATTTCAAGACAATGTTAAGTTCAGAAACATCATCATCAATGGTGACATGAGCATAGCACAAAGAGGAACTTCATTTGCTGGTGTAAATGATGGTGATTATACTTTAGATAGATTTCTTTATGATATAAGTGGAACAGACGCTTATCAATTTACAGTTTCACAATCAACAGATGTTCCAACTGGTCAAGGTTTTGCAAAATCTATGAAGTTTGATTGCACAACTGCTGACACATCTTTAGATGCAGATAATTATGCTTTAATTCATACAAGACTTGAAGGTCAAAATTTACAGTACTTAAAAAAAGGAACATCAAATGCTAGTAGTTTAACTTTATCTTTTTGGGTTAAATCTAATAAAACAGGAACTTATATAGCTGAACTTCAAGATAATGATAACAATAGAGTAATATGTAAATCCTACACAATTTCATCTTCTGATACTTGGGAAAAGAAAACTATAACTTATGCTGGAGATACATCTGGTGCTTTTGATAATGATAATGGAAATAGTTTAAAATTAAATCTTTGGTTATTATCTGGAACACAATTTAGTTCTGGCACATTAGCAACATCATGGGAAAGTAGAACCAATGGAAACAGAGCAGTAGGTCAAGTCAACCTTGCAGATAGCACATCAAACGAATGGTACATTACAGGCATACAATTAGAAGCTGGAACAATAGCATCTGATTTTGAGTTCTTGCCTTATGATACTAACTTACAAAGATGTCAGAGATATTTTTTTAGTCTTGGAGGAAGTGCTACTTACCAGACTTATGGTTATGGTATGTGTTTTTCTAGTTCTGGTGGCATGATAGGTATTCCATATCCTACAACAATGAGATCAGCACCAACAGTATCAACTGAAAATTTATCCAGTTTTGTAACTAAAAGTGGAAGCCAACTTGGAGGAGCACCAACAAGTTTAGTTGCTGATTTTCCTGGTATAAATTTTGCAAATGTTGAGCTAGGTGGCTTATCAAGTATGACAAATAAAGATGCTTTAAGATTGTTTACAAATAATAGTACAGCAACAAGATTAGAATTTAATGCGGAGTTATAATTATGATTAATACAGTAACAAAAAATTATAATGTAGATAATGTTTTTTGTAGTTATCAAGTAACTTATAATAATGGCAAAATTTCATCTGTACCATTAGACGAAGCAAACACAGATTACCAAGCAATTCAAGAATGGATAGCAGATGGTGGAACAGTAATAGATAATGGAGGTTCAGAGTAATGGCTTATCTTGGCAGAGGATTA